ATGTGCGGACGCTTTGCACAAGCACAGACCCGCGAAGAATACCTGGCATATCTGGCCGATGAAGCCGATCGTGATATCGCTTATGACCCTGAACCTATAGGCCGGTACAACGTGGCGCCCGGTACCAAAGTTCTGCTACTCAGCGAACGCGACGAGCAATTGCATCTGGATCCGGTGTTCTGGGGATATGCGCCAGGGTGGTGGGATAAACCTCCGTTGATTAATGCGCGCGTTGAGACTGCGGCCATCAGCAGAATGTTAAAGCCCCTGTGGCAGCATGGCCGGGCTATCGTGTTTGCGGATGGTTGGTTTGAGTGGAAGAAGGAAGGCGACAAGAAGCAGCCGTATTTCATTCACCGGGACGACGGACAGCCGATATTCATGGCGGCGATCGGCAGCATACCATTCGAACGCGGAGATGATGCCGAGGGATTCCTGATTGTGACGTCAGCAGCTGATAAGGGACTGGTAGACATTCACGACCATCGCCCTCTCGTCCTGTCACCTGAAGCTGCGCGAAAATGGATGTGACAGGATATAGGCGGGAAGGAAGCCGGAGAGATAGCAGACGACGGAGCTGTACCGGCAGATAAATTTATCTGGCACGCAGTGATGTGCGCCGTTGGCAATGTGAAGAATCAGGGGCCTGAGATGATCGAGCCAGCCAGGGATTAAATCGTCGGGTAGCTATCATCGCTCAGCGCCCTGATGATGAAGTACGTTACACGACCAATCACTTCTACCTCTTCCAGCGCCCCCCCTCTATCGCCTCACCATCTTCAGATATCAGTGCCTTGCCAGCCAGTTTTACATACTGCACTTCACCATCAGCAAGAACGGCGAGTGTATCTCCCTGTCTCGCATTCAGCGACACGTCGATAACCACGTATCCCTCTGACGTTTCCAGGATTCGACTATTCATTGATATCCCGCAAAACATATCGACTGTTAAGCGCCTTAAAAGATAATCAGCAGCCGGTGATGGAAATCCCATGTCATAGCCCTCCGTTAGGGTTATAGAGCATGAACAAACGCTCCTCACCTTCAGTAGGCGAAATGTCCTTGAATGTGCTTATGCTGGCCTCTATCCAGGCATTTGCATCCCGCAAGGAGAAATCCCAGTTCGCCTTCTTCAGCTCCCGCACAAAATCAACGGTTCGTAGTGTCCTGCGACCGCTGGGCTCAACAACTACAGCAGACCTGAATGCGGCCTCAATGTCATAACGACGCGGCATAAGTTACTCCAACCTCACATGCAATGCTGTTTATTTATACAGTATCTACTATTCACATCAAAGATCAAGAGATTGATGTGAATCCCCCTTCTGTCTACAATGCTTGCCATCGACGCATCAATAAAATTATATAGTTACAGGTTATGGAATGATTTCTAATGGCTGAGAAAAATTTCAGGAAAGATATTAATGGGCTTCGCGCCATTGCGGTATTATCCGTTCTGGTTTTCCATTTTAGCCCATCTTTTTTACCAGGTGGTTTTGCTGGAGTTGATGTTTTCTTCGTCATCTCAGGTTTTTTAATGACATCAATAATTTTCAGAGGGGTAGAAAATAACAATTTTTCAATTGTTAAATTCCTGATTGCAAGATGCAAAAGAATAGTTCCTGCGCTAGTTGCTGTTGTGGTTACGCTTCTTATTGTTGGATATTTAATTTTTGAGCCATTGACATATCAGGTTATAGGGAACCACTCATTTAGCAGTTTATTATTTATTTCAAATTTCACTTATTTTTTTGAGTCTGGTTATTTTGATGCAGATTCAAGAAGTAAATTTTTACTGCACACATGGTCGTTATCTGTAGAGTGGCAGTTTTATATTATTTACCCTATCATTGTTTATGCTTTATCAAAAATATTATCATTATCAAAAATTAAGATAGCCGTTGTAGTCGCTGCTATAGTATCTTTATCTCTTTCTGTTTATGTTTCATACACAGACCCGTCAGCGGCGTACTTTATGCTTTATACCAGAGCATGGGAGATGATGGTTGGTGCCCTCGCGTTCCTGTACCCTCTCACTCGGTACAAAGAGCATTCCGGCAAGATTGAAATCGCTGGTATCGTGCTTATTGCCGCATCTATCGCTCTAATTAGCGATAAAACTCCGTGGCCTGGTTATGCAGCATTGCTACCTGTGGTTGGTGCATACTTTGTTATTCTTGCAAATAATAAAAGTTCGATACTTTCAAATATTATTCTTCAAAAGGCTGGACTGTGGTCTTATTCAATTTACCTTGTGCACTGGCCTGTCATTGTCACATTAGGTAAATTTAATATTGATGTTGGTTTTTTAACTTATTTGTATATTGTTTTGGCAATTTCAATAGTGCTTTACTATACAGTTGAAAAGCGAAGAAGTTACGGCATTGGACTTTGCTGTATGTTTTTCATTGCTCTTTATGCATCTTATTATGTCAGTGAAGACGGGATTAAATCCAGAGTCGATGAAAAATTCGGACTGTCAGCAAAAGAGTTTCATGCAAAGTACTATGGTGGTTCTGGCACTCTTCATGGAGGCATACTGCAGAGATTCCCAAATGAACGTATTGATCCAGAGTTCATTATAACTGGTGATAGTTTTGCAAGGCAGTATTCAACATATTTAAAAGAAAATAACATGTCTTTTATAGCAATTTTTAAAGACGGATGTTTTTCTACTCCATCATATGTGAGCACATATAAAGGAACTGTATCAGAATCTTGCTTACTTAGGTCTGTAAATTTTGAAAAAGCAACACATGATTACAATAATCTAAATGTAATTTATGCCCAAGATTGGAGAACAGAAAATCAATTCAAAAGATTATCTGATAATTCTGATATTGATGATCACAACCTAAGCATTGTACTTAATGAGCTTGGGAAAATTGCAGACTCTGCATCATTTAAAAAGAGCGCTAGGAAACTTATTGTTATTGGTAAGCCACAAGGTTCAGAAAATATTATTTTTGAATGTTTAGCAAAAAACCCTTTACCTGCAATTAGATTTCTCGGGATTAATTGCCCAACAACCCAAAATAAAAATATCATAATTGAGAATGACATTTTGAAAAACTGGGCACAGAAAAGAAACAATGTTTTATATATAGACCCAAATGATGCATTATGTAAAGGCGATCGCTGCTTGGTTCAGGATGAAAAAGGAGAACCAATTTACTCTGATAAAGGCCACCTTTCAAAATATGGTGCTAAAATTGTAGGGGAATATATATTTAAAAAAATAGCAATAAATAGCAATAAATAGCAATAAATAGCAATAAAATTTTAAAGGCTCATGAATGATTTCATAAGCCTTAGTTATTCAAAGATTCAGAATTAATTAATAATTGTCCATGTCGAGCTATTTGATATATATGATGGAATAGCTCGGCGATACCTGTTTGCCGCAGCCCCAGTGTTTTCAGCGTTTCTAAGAAGCGTTGCAGTTCCGGTTAATGTTGACCTCACATGAATATTTTCAATGATTGGGCATTCTGGCACCTGAAAAGTCTGCGTGTTATCTATAGCCCATGAATCAGGGTTTCTAAAGATAACATTTCTCACGATGGCACTATTTGAACCAACAAGCGAAATTCTTCCGCATCTTGTAGACGACTGATTTGACATTTCAATATTGTCTATTACTGTACCCCCACCACCGCCAATTAATATATCACCACCCCAGATCGAGTTTGTAAAAATAAGATTACCAATTACGCTCAGTGCGTTTTTATTGTTTGGGGAGTAAAGATTATTTATCTCTACGCCTCTAGTGTATGGAGCATTAATTCCACCACCATTTGAGAACATCCTGTCACCATTACTGATCCACTTACCATTTCCGACTACTGTGATGTTGTTAGACTGAGCTTGCCAAGAACAACCCTCTGTTGTTACTTGTGTGTTTACACCTGAGATCATAAGGTGTCCCAAGCTAAAACCAGACGGATTAGCATGACCAGATATCACGGAATCAAGCCTTGATGTAAGTCCTTTTATGACTACAGATAAATCACTAGTCAGATCGTTGGAGATATCATTGAAAGCCAAGACGCTTGTATTACAATCCTGTATCCTGCCTCCAGTAATATTAACCGCGTCCATTCTGTAGCCAATGGTTTCAATGTGAATACCGCGATCGTATCCCTTAATGAAGCAGTTTGTTACCTCACCACCAACACGATCAACACTTGTCCCTTCGAATACGATACCAGCTCTGCCACCCTGTGTTGTTTCAATGACAGGGCTCTGGATGGACACATTTTTAGCGCCAACATAAATCGCATCACCGAAGTTGTCGTAAGCGCCTGCCGGCGAAGTTACCAGCAACTGGCCATCGCAGTTATAAAACGTTGAATTGTACACGATGCTGTTATCACTACCGCCTATGAACAGGGCATATCCGTAGTTGTTCTTACCGGTAACCTTGATCATTGAGTTTTTTGCGTTCGTGTGGCGTAGAGCGGTGTATCTGATGCTCTTACCAGGGAACCGTCCCATCCCAACGTTATCAAAATTATAAATAGTATGGATGGGTGTATTACCTGACAGGTCTTCAAGTTTAAGGATGATCTCAATCACGTCATCAGTGGCACCATTAGTGAAATCATAAGCAAACTTATGTAGCCCTTCTGCAATGAAGCTAACCGCCCCGCCGGTCCAGTCAGCAGGAACCTGAAACAACAGAGGGAAAGTGAACGTCATTTCGCCTTTCTGGAAGGTTTCGTACCGGGTACATCCGTTTGCAAAACCCCACGCCCAGACAGCTTCACACTGCGATTTTGTAGGCGCTACCGGCATGTCTGGAAGAATTCCGAAGTCTGACCAACGACATACACCATCTAAAGTTCTCTTGATTCGTTGTCCAGTAGCGTTTACAAATACAGTCCCGCCATTATCTGATGTAACCGAATCTGACTCATCAACATAAAATTCCCCACCGCCACCTTCAACGCCAAGGTAGTATCCAGAAAGCAGGACAGGAATATTAACATTAATATTTTTTGAGCTTCTCAGACTTGCCACGTCAGTGAATACATTATTCAACTGGCTTCGCAAGGTCGCATCACCTACGCTAAGCCAAGCTCCTGCACCAATTCCTCCCGTTGTATCAGGGGTGGATCCTGGCGGCACAACTTTTGGAAACGCACCATCCCAGCGATAGTATTCTCCGTTTTCCTCTAAGCGAAGAACCTGATTTGGCAACGTCAGAGTATTGCCATCTTCAAAGCTATCCATTGTTATATAACCGAATTGCGCGATAGCCTGTTGAGCCAGCCACCTTAATCCCTCTATGGTGTAATGCTCGGCTCCGAATCGGTCCGTGTACGTCCACCCCATCGAAGTGACGAACTCATCAATCTTCCCTGCGTTAAACCTCAGGTCGCGCGGAGATTCACTTGGAACTGGCAAATCAGTTGGTTGGGTAGCCATATTTTTTCCATAAAAAAACCCGGCGCAATGGCCGGGTTGTGGTTATCGGGATTGGTTTTACGAGTAAATCAGGTCGCTGTACTCAGCGAGGGTAATTGCTGTGCCGCCCTGTCCATCAGGTTGCTTGGCGGTGATGGTCCATTGCCCAGCGTCCAGTTCCTCGGATGTGGCAATCACATACCGTGATGGCGACTGAACGTCGAACCCGTCGTAAAGGTTCAGTGGTATGTCAGGAACTGCTGCGGTAAATCCGAACTGTGTATCTGAACGAGGAGAAGCCGGGAAGCGCGCCGTTGTAGCGCCTGATGAATCGGTGATCTGCACATACATCGAACCGGAGAAATTAATACGTTCACTGGTTTCGAAGTCGTTACCTGATCGAGAGACGATGTAACCAGCCTGCTGATTGGTGTCGTAAGTGTCCGGGACCTGAACCATATCTCCGACGTTCACCCACTCACCGTCTGCCATAGCTGTGATAGCCATAGTCATCCAGGAATAGATGAGACGCTTACACTCACGCAGAGCGCGCTCATTGGCCTGATACCGCAGCAGAGATTGAAGAGCTTCAGCGTAACGCTGCCCTTTCCGCTCACCGCCTAAACCGCAACGCCGCATCAGCTGAGCATTGTGCAGAATGCGGCGAGGATATCCCGGCGCCGCGGCGCGCTGCCGTACCCGGCTGCCAGACATGCGCGGAGTGCCAGGGCGTGATCGAATTAAGAAACAAGCAGAGGTGGATCCAGTGAAAGAGCGCGGAATGATTTTTAACGGCGAGATGGTACGCGCCATTCTCGACGGCAGGAAGACGCAGACTCGGCGCATCATGAAAGTTCAGCCGTCTGATGGATTCCACCCAACGCATAACGGTTACGATCTGGATTTAAACGCACACTGGTACACGCCTGGCGTGGTCGATAAAAAAGGATACCAGCAGCCTGCAAAGAAAGATGTATTTGGCGTTGCCGATGAGAATGAAGGCTACACCTGCCCGTTCGGTTCCGTCGGCGATCGCATCTGGGTGCGTGAAACATTCAGCCCGGTTCCTGATCATGAAGAGCCTGCTGGTTGTTCAGCCATTCTTTACGCAGCTGACGGAAACGGTCCGTATGGTAAATGGGTTCCTTCGATTCACATGCCGCGCTGGGCCAGTCGTTTAACTCTGGAGATTACCGGCGTGCGAGTTGAACGGCTTAGAGATCTGAGTGAGGACGATGCAAAGTCAGAAGGCATTACGCCGCCTTCTGGCTGAGTTCTTCCCGGCTGGGAATATCGCATTAACTTCCGTGACCTTTGGATGAGCATCTACGGTTCAGAAAACTGGGAAGCTAACCCATGGGTTTGGGTTATCGAATTTAAGGTGGTGCCCAATGTTCAGGATAATCCAGCCTAATACCTGGTACGCCGATCCCCACGGCGCGCCCTGCAAAATCCTCCGCTCTACCCACGAAGTCATCCACTACATCCGCAACGGTCGCACCTGCATCGCCAGCATGGGCCGCTTTAATCAGGATTTCGAACCGCTCACCAAAGCACAGGCTGAGCAGATCGCCGAAGAAATCGAAACAGCAGAGCACATTAAATCGCTACGCGCTATGCGGGCGGCATGAGGAATAACAATGCCAAATCACGTAACCAATCGCCTGACAATCACAGGCGACGAGCAATCTTTATCTGAACTTTACTCAGCATGCTTCCGCAAGCAAAAGCGCGAGGTTCCAGATTTTTGGTATGAAAAGGCAAGTGATGCAAACGCAGACGCGGAGAGTCGCAAGGAGTGGTCTGATCGCATCGCTGAGCAGGAGGCTCAAGAGCCTTATGACGTATTCGACTTCGAGCTAATCATACCGGTTCCGGCCTTCATTTCACGAGGGAATCTTAGCTTTGGAAGTAGAGAGGAAAAAACCGGTCGCAACTGGAGCAAGTTTAACCCTGAAAGATGGGGCATCAAGAGGAATGCCTACGACATGTCCATCGTCGAGCACACCGAATCGAAGTTAGTGATCAAATTCGATACCGCCTGGAATATCCCTGAGCCTGTTATCAAAGAGCTTGTCACTTGGTTCCCTGAATTGATGTTCTTCCATGAGTTCTATGATGAGGGAGGATGGTTCTTTGGCGACCGGACTTATCAGGTTGGCGAGTTAGTAATAGATCGCTACATCAACGGAGGCGATCGCGAAAAGCACCACGACTTTGAAAAGCGTCTTTGCATGGAACTCAAAGGATGGGACCCAGACTCCGAAGATGAAGGCGAAGACGACTGACGCAACTGATAACCAGTTATGAGCTGGCTATTGGGTGCGAAAGCACTGCAACGTTATCCCTTTTGCCCGGCCCCGCGCCGGGTTCTTTTTTGCCTGGAGACACCCATGAGCGAAATGACCTTAATCGTGCCCAACGACTGGGTAACCGAAGAAAAGCTCGTCGAGATTACCGGCCTTCGCCCGGGTACTATCGAGCGTGCCCGCAAAGAATGCTGGATGGTAGGCCGGGAATACCTTCACGTCTCACCGGACGGTGTGCCGAAGAAAAACAGCGAATGCATGTACAACCGTAAGGCTGTCGACCAGTGGGTTGAGAGCATGTCAAAGAAACAGCCGGGTGCGTGAAAACCTCGGCGTGCCGGATACACCAAAAAACAGAAAGGTCGCTGGCGAGCTGCGCGCGTCGGTGTGCTTTTCGATAAAGACCGGTAATTTCAACTATGCCGCTCAGTTCCCTGACTCTCAAAATCTTAAAAGATTTGGGGTTGAGAATAAGGAAATCACCGTTCTGGAACTGGCGAACAAATGGCTTGAGCTTAAGCGCATGGAGATCAGCACCAATGCGATGTCGCGCTATTCATCGATAGCACGCAACATGGTGCCGAGAATTGGCGGTGATAAGTTGGTATCTGCGGTGACACAGGAAGACCTGCTGTTTATCAGGAAGGAGTTGTTAACCGGTTATCACGTATTGAAGACAGGACAGAAGACACCAGTAAAAGGCCGGTCTGTCAGAACTGTCAACAATTACATGAGAACGATGTCAGGCATGTTTAACGTCGCTGCTGACAGTAGTTATGTGAAGGCGAACCCGTTTAACGGTATTTCCATGCTTAAACGGTCACGTACTGAACCAGATCCACTCACACGAGAGGAGTTCGTCAGACTCATTAATGCATGCACTCATCAGCAACTGAAAAACATGTGGTCGCTGGCAATTTATACCGGAGTGCGTCACGGCGAACTTGTGTCGCTGGCCTGGGAAGATATCGACCTGAAGGCAGGAACGATGATCATCCGCCGGAACCATACTTTGACGAAGGAGTTTACCCTTCCCAAAACGGAGGCCGGAACGGACCGTATCATTAATCTTATTCAGCCAGCCATCAATATATTGAAGAACCAGGCTGAAATGACCAGGCTGGGCAAGCAATATCAGGTTGAGGTGAAATTGCGTGAATACGGTCGTACTGATGTGCATCCATGCACGTTCGTGTTCAACCCGCAGATCGTATCGCGTAATGGCCGTGCCGGGCATCATTATGCAGTTGGCTCGATCAACCAGTCGTGGGAGGCGGCAATGCGGCGCGCCGGGATTCGCTATCGCAGAGCATACCAGTCACGACACACGTATGCATGCTGGTCGTTGGCTGCCGGTGCCAACCCAAACTTCATCGCGAAGCAAATGGGCCACACCGATGCGCAAATGGTTTACCGGGTGTATGGATCCTGGATGGCTGAAAATAACCAGGACCAGGTACTCATCCTCAACCAGAAATTGAGTGAGTTTGCCCCATCCATGCCCCACGCGATTGGATCGAATGGTTATTAA